AGCCAACACTGGAAATTCGCTTCGGAAAAGAAATGTATTGATTTCCGCAACTGGCTGAAAGAAGTACATGGAGAAGTGTTTGAAATCAGCGCAGGCGAGTTTAAAGAGAGTGGCACTTCTGTTAGTACAATGGCGGTAGTTATAAAAAAAAATAATTCAAAATAATATAAAAATGAACAAAGAAGAATTTCAGACAAAGAAAAATGATATTGATTCAAAAATAAGGGAATTGAAGAATCAGAAAATTCAGTTGGAAAAGGAATACATTGAATCCAACCAAGGATTTCCTGTTGGAAGCAAGGTCTGTATAACGGTCATGGCTCATGAAAGGAACAATGAAAGGATATTGGTTCCCGAAGCAAAGAAGTTAGCCTATATCGCAGATTATGAAATTGATGATAACGGAGAGGTTGTCCCATCTTTAAGACAGTTGGATTACAATGGGGGCATGTCTGCAATACCTTTATTTGTTAATTTAAAGAAGGATATAATTGAATTAGTGTAAATCAATATAGTAATGAGTAAAACAACAATTTATTACCTATTCCTAGTAGCAATGTATATGCTGCTAGGATAGATGGAAAGGAGAAATATGGATAAAGATAAATTCAACAAAGCAATAGAACTCAACAATAAAATAGAGGAATACAAAGATCATAAGATGGCACTTGAAAATTCTAACATAAAATATGGTGGTGGATTGATATTTACATACAACAGGATGCACAATGATGTACCATTAAAGGAAGAAATTTTTGGTAAGAATTTCTTTCAGTTATATCTGTATGCTTTGGATAGTAAGATAAAAGAATTACAAAAAGAGTTTGACGAATTATGATAAAGGAATATATGAAACATACAGTAGAAGAAGCGGCAAGGAAAAATATCCTGTTTAATCATAGGACAGTTGATAGAACTTTGTTTGGTAAAGATTTGGCAAAGTTTGGAGAGATTAATTTCGTTCAAGGTGCCGAATGGCAATCCAAGCAATCACCGTGGATTAGTGTTAATGAACGGTTGCCGGAAGAGGGGCAAAAAGTTTTTGTTTTGGTGATGTGTTATGGCACACCATGTATTCGAGAAGAAAAGTTTCGTAGAAGCAGCAATTTAGATACAAAGGAAAGATGGATTCACGGAAACAGTATCGTGCTGGCATGGTTTCCCATCCCCTCTTTTGACGAGATACTCAAATCCAACAGGGATGTACTGGAACGGATTAAAGAAAAAGGAGATTGATTATGGAAATAAAGAACGGAATAATAATAGATGGGGTGCTACATGAATTGAAGGAAACGAAACATAAAGATTGTTCAAAATGTTCGTTACGTGATTTATGTCAAGATGAATTTGGAATCGCGTGTCTATGTTGGATTAATTTAGCTTCGGAATCAGAAGTGATAAATACCGAATTTAAGTGTCGTGGAAAAGTAACAGAGATTAAAATGAAGGAGGAAAAGAAATGAAACAGGTATTGTCATTCGAGCAAATGAAACATTTACAAGAACTTGGATTATACCATATCTACACCTTGCCGGATATTCTCGACAAGTTACCTTGTTTCATCGGCAATGAAGTGCTGACCATCAAAAAATTTGCAGATAGCTATACATGCTTGTATGTGGAATCTTATACTAGGTCTATCGGAAATATCACAGAAAGTAAAGAGCCTATTGATGCAGCCTATGATATGTTGTGCTGGTGCATTGAAAACGGATATGTTAAAGTTGGAAAGGAGGAAAAGTAAATGGATATAGTACCTATTGTAACAAAAGATGATCTTTCTAAAGAACAGATAGAGTATCTACAAAAACAACAAACAGAATATAAATTGATTAAAAAAGTTAAGAGGAATCCAGGGCATATATTATTCTCTTTTAACGTTAAGACAGGGGATATAAAGAGAGCTTCTATTATACATAATGTTTCTATTGGTATGAATGGGCTTCCTATAACTAGGGCTGAAACGGTCATAGAACCTAATTGCTACTATGAACAAGCCTTAAATGAAAAGAATTTTAGAAAGAAATTGAAGAAATCAGGATTATTAAAAAACGAATAATTATGGGATTTACAACACAGTGCTTTATATGTAAAAACACTACTAATATTAGAAATAGATTAAAAGAACTTGGCTATTATTGTAATCCATATTTAGGTTATAATAATCTATTTACTTGTGTATATGGAATTAATTCGGTTTATTCATTGGACGATTATGATACAAATGGTCTTAAAGAAATAGATGGTCTTATTGATTGCGGAACGAATGAAGAACTATTCCTGGCCATTGCTGCATTGAGGGATGATACGGACAAGTACCAATGGTTTATCGATGGGGATAAATGGATTCTGTGTCCTGAAATCAAGTTCTCTACTTATTGGGTTTACAATGATGTTGACGTGAATTTGGACGTCATTCACAAGGCTACCGTAAATGAACTGATTGAACACTTTAAAACAAAGGAGGAACAATGAAAGCAAGAATAAAATCAACAGGAGTTTTGGTAGATGTAACTCCCCAATTAAACATCAACTCTCCACATAGCGGAGATTATTTATATGTGTGTGATAACATGGTTTACAGAGAATGCGAACTTGATTTTTCAGCTATCGACTGGGAACAGAGGCGATATGAACTAGCGAAAGATATTATTAAGGCTGTTATAGCAGATGACCGTGGGGGTAATTCTGATGCAATCGCTAAATATGCGGTTAATTGCGCTGATGCACTAATTAAAAGATTAAAGGAGGTGAATAATGAATAGCGTACAGACACAAACACTTTCCATTAAAGGGAATGACGATGCTATGGCATATATTGATTTTTGTGATGGACAATTATATGTTTCAGTTGTCATTGAAGATAAACAGGCAGATTTTCACTTTGAACCTGTTACTCTAGGAATGTTTGCTCATGCTTATAAGTTGCATTGTGAAGAGTGTGAAAATAATAGAAAGAATAACTATGAAAGTATTAAGATATAAAACTCCTGTCGCTCGTAAAGAGCACAGGTGCAATTTTTGCGGTGGAGTAATTTCCGTTGGAGAAAAATACAACAGACAGACCAATGTTTATGACGGTTGTATTTATGACTGGGTATCCCACTGTGAATGTTCCGAGTTAGCCTATGAACTTGATATGTATGATGATTGTGACGAAGGACTTGATGGTGATGGGTTTGTTGACAGCCTAAATCAGTATGTTTACGACAATCATTATGACGATAAAATAGATGATATTGCGAAGGATTGGCAATTACCACGTTATGAATTAGTAAAGAAAGTGTTGAATGAATTAAAAAAGAAATAGTTATGACCGAAGAATTTGTGACATTAGAAACAGCGAAGTTGCTGAAAGAGAAAGGGTTTAATGAGTATTGCAAAGATATTATTAAAGAGGACAATAATCGGATAATGCAATCTGTGTTCCGAACAAATAAGAATTTGCCAAAATTGTGTTATAGTCGTCCCACTCAGTCCGTTGCACAAAAGTGGCTTCGTGAAATAAGAGGTGTGTATGTATATGTAGAACCTGTTATTGGAAAAAGATGGACGCTTTCTTTTTGTGATTTCAATGTTCCAACAGAAGAAAGCGACTGGATGGAGAACGAAATAAACAAAGGGAATGGATATAAAGTATATGTCACCTACGAAGACGCACTTGAAGCAGGTTTACAGGAAGCATTAAAACTTATATGATTATGGAAATAGCAGAATCAATATTTAAATTCATCCTTGCCTCATTAAATGTTTGTGCTCTAGCATTTACTTTAATTTTGGTAAGCAAGTGGCATATACGCATGGAGAATAAGCTGGATGATATAGAAAGATATGTCCGTCGTGTGTCAGATCGTAACGATATTGTTTTCCTTAACCAGCTCTCGGAGCTGCAAAGAAAGTTGATAAGGGAGGAACGATATGAGGAAGCCGATAAGATTGGGAAAATAATCAAGGATGAAGAAATTAAATTAGGAATAAGGAAATGAAGGAAGAACTTATAAAAGAGAAAATGCTTACAGAGTTTCGAGAATGGTTCTGTGACGGTTACTGTCAATTTTACGATATTGATGATTACTGTAGATGTTGCCCTATCAAAGACGAAAGCTGTTGGCTAAAAGGGTTTAAAAAGCCTTCAGGGAAAAAAGGAGAACGTAAACCTATCCGTTACTGTGATACATGCAAGAATTTTAAACCGGACGAAAGGGTATTAGATGATGATGAGATGGAGAAAGTAATTGAAGAATCAGCTAAACAGCACTATAGTGATCTTTGTGCGCTAAACCATCCTCTTCGGTTTAAAGTGAACCATGGTTACAGTGATTTATATGATGGTGGTTTTTATCGTAATGGATGTAAGGATTATAAAAAAATAGACAATGAATAATATTAATTTGAACGAACTACGGGATCGAGCTTATAAGACAGCTTGTGATCACGGTTTACATGATAAAGAACTTTTAAGAAAATGAATTAAATGACAAGTTTTGTTTTTATTCAGATTTTTTGTAACTTTGAATTATAATGTTTCCGTGTAAAGGAGCACGGTACGTTCTTCGGACGAAAAGACTTTTATGGGGAAAAAACTCGTAGCAAATAGAGAAAATTTCTGTCATTATTATATAGAAACAGGTAATGCTACAGATGCATATCGGAAAGCTTACCCTAATAGTATTGGATGGAAGGATGGGGTCGTTAGTAAGCGTGCATTTGAATTGCTGAGAAATCCATCTGTCGCATCCCGTGTAAATGAATTGCAGGCTGATATCTTAAAAAAGTCTGACATGAAGAAGGAAGATGCATTGCGTTTTCTTACAAATGTGGTAAATGTAGACCCTATAGATCTTCAATTAAAAAGTAAAGATACGTTTATTGTCCGTTCTCTTGATGATATACCAAAACCAGTCCGATGTTGCATCCAATCGATTAAGAATACTCAATATGGAGTAGAGATACGGCTATATAGCAAAATAGCCGCCATTACACAGATAAGCAAGATGCTTGGATGGGATGCTCCAGTAAAAAGTGATGTCAGTACCAATGTGCGCATGATAATTGGGGACGAGCAATGATAGAGATGGTGTTCTCGTATAAATTGTTTAATCCCCTGTTTTGGCATATCCGTGAGGCGATGCATGACAAGGATATCCGGTATATTATAAACAGAGGTGGTTCCTCATCAGGGAAATCTGTATCTACGACACAATCCGTGTTGTTGTCTGTATTCTCCGGAGAGGGTTCGGCTCTCGTTGTGAGAAAAGTTGGAGCCAGTCTTAAGAATACGGTATATGAAGAGTTTAAGACCCAAATGAAAGCTCTTCAATTGAGTCAGTTTTTCGCTCCAAAGGAAAATAATATAACCTGTATAAATGGTTGCAAAATCGATTTTACAGGATTGGACGATCCCGAGAAGATAAAGTCTATCACAGGATATCGCTGGATAGTGATGGAAGAGGCCACTGAGTTTGAATATGAGGATTTCACACAAATACGTTTCCGCCTACGAGGAAAGGAGGGCCTACAGATTATATGCAACTTTAATCCAGTATCAGAGGACTCGTGGATAAAAACCAAGATCCTTGATACATACGAGTGGGATGAGCATCCGAATGATTTGTACGGGAAAGTAAGATATCCGATAAAAAGGAGTTTATTACCTAAGGATTATAGCCGGATATTAGGAAAGAGATATAATAAATCTAGAATGATAGCTAATGAGCGTACGGGAAAAATGGAAAGATATCCATCGGATACGGTAGAGCTGCATTCTTCGTATAAGAACAACTTCTGGGTAGTAGGTTCTCCGGACGGGAAGTATGGATACTATGACAGACAGACGATATCTAATTACCAATGGTACAAGGATCATGATTATAATTACTACAGGGTATACGCATTGGGAGAATGGGGAAGCATTAAGACAGGAGGAGAGTTCCTGTATGCATTTGATTCAAACAAACACATAAAAACGACACACTACATTAAAGGGATGCCGGTTCATATATCAATTGATAACAATGTGCTCCCTTATATTTCAATATCATTTTTCCAGGTGGATGGAAGTAGTATAAGGCAGTTTAACGAGATATGCGCCAGTGATCCGTTCAACACGGTAACACAGGCTTCAAAAATGGCGGTAGATTACCTGAAATCAATAAGGTATAATGATATGCTGTATCTGTACGGAGATGCTTCGACAAAAAACGGGAACACTATAGACGAAGAGAAGAGATCGTTTCTTGATAAGTTCGTGGAAGGGCTGGAAAGCGATTACCATGTTGAGGAGAGGATACCGGCTTCTAACCCGTCCGTACCGATGTCAGGTGAATTTGTAAACTACATGCTCGATGGAGGCTCGGGTATGTCATTTTCGGTAGATGATGGATGTAAAAACTCGATAGTCGATTATAACAATGCCAAGAAGGACGTTAATGGAGGGGTGCTGAAAAAAAGAGTAAAGGATAAGATTACAGGACAGTCTTATGAGAGATACGGTCACTTGGTGGATTGTCTGCGATATATTACTGTATGGGTATTCAAGGATGAATATACTCGTTTCTCTTTGAAAAGGAAACGAAGTAAAATTAAACAGGAAAATAAAGATATGAGATATTTTGATATGTCTAAAAATATTCAGGGGACAAGACTTGTATATGTTCTTCCCGAATATGCCGGAAAGTTCATTATCGTTTCGTGCTATGTAAATGAGGGAATATATATAGATAATGTGACATATACAGGATCATTTGATGAGACTGTTCTCCTGTCATTTTTAGAGGGCATATCTCCTGTGGAAGTGTTGTTTGAAAGTGAGAAAAATTATTTCCCCATAGCACGGGGCTTAAGGGATAGATATGATGTCAGAATTATGCATAAAAATATGGGAACAGATGCTAGGGTATCTGCTTTTCTGGATTTTATCAAAAATAATGTGATGTTTCGTGCAGACTATGATGAGATCCCGCAATACAATGAGTTTATGGATGGGATATTGGATTATAATGGTTCAGATGATTGCGCTGCAATTTATTCTGTCGCCTCCTTGGCTTATTATGTGTCGAAAAAATATAATATATAATTGGTATATTTTTAAGATATATCAAAGCTTTAATAAAAAAATATCGGGTGTTATACAAAAAGTATTGGTATATTTTTAAGATTTTTTTTCTCATGGGTATTTTTAGGGTATTGCGAAATGATATGACTTTAATTTATCTAAACAACACGATTCAAAACGTGATTTTAAATATAGTTTTAATAAAAAAATAACCGGCAATTAATGCCGGTTACTGTGATAGAATCTTATAGCCTCATTGACATATAATGATACCGATTGCTCCTTATCTAAGATAGCAGCTACATCCTCCTCTATCGTGACAAATATTTTTCTTACACCTCTAACCTTGGGACGTCTTGGCACATCATTGCTGTCCAATATCCTATATATCGTTTGCTCAGACTTTGAAGATAATAGCAAAGATATCAATTCTAAAACGACATACAAAAAGAAAATTATATTAATTAGTTATAAGGAGCCAATTTTGAAACAAAAACCAATCTTCTTAAAAAATTGCCATTAATGCAATATTTTTTACTTCTAGAACAATAAGGGAAAAATATAGAACATAAGGAATATTCATAGAAAAATAAGGGTAAATTATTTACATTTTTATTTACAAATAAAATATGAATATATTGAAGTCGGAAAAACAAGTATAAAACAGATAGCTCCTATAGATTTCTACTGCCTGAGGTATTTTTCCGGGGATTTTTGAGATTTTATTTGATTTTGTTTTACATTTCTACGATTATAATACTTCTGGTTAGCCCTTGTCAAATCCTTGATGATCGTTTCATCGAACACCTCGGAATATATCTCTGTTGTCTTGACCGATGTATGCCCCAAGAGTTTTTGGACGGTGGTTATCGGAACGCCTTGGTGAACCAAGAGAGTGGCACAAGTGTGTCTGCTGGTATGGTAGGTAAACTTCTTGCCGATATGCGCCATTCTTCCCAATTTCTGCAATGTCCTGTTGGTGTCCGAATTGCAGCCTAATGCAGCCAGTTGTTCGATACTGTCGTACTCCTGCATTATGCCCAGTGCCTTTCCGTTAAACAGCAGATATAGCGGAATATTGAGTTTTACGCCTGTTTTGATGCTATTCATAACTAGCCATTCCTTTCCGTCAACTGTTACGAGATTTTTATAGGTAAGTTGTTTAAAATCGGAAAATCTCAGCCCGCAATAGCAGCAGAAGAGAAATGCGTCCAGTATGTGCCGGCTGTTGTTCTTCCTGTCCGGCAGTTCAAGATTCTCCAGCTTCTCCAAGTCTGCGGGCATCAGGAAGTTATGTTCCTTCTTCTCTTTCTTGATCTTGAACTTACGGAAAGGGTATGCCTCCTGTAATATATAACCTTCGTTTATTGCTTCGTTAACCAAGGTACGCAGTATTCTCATGTGTTTTCCTACCGTGTTTACCTTCAATCCTTTGTTGCGCAGAAATGCGTCAAACTCCTTTAGAAACGTATAGTTTATATCGGTAAACTCTATCACGTTCCGAAATTCCTTCAAAGTGGCTACCGTACCCAGCATATTATCCTTGGTTCCCGGTTTTCTATCAGAATTCTCTATCGCTTGTATTGCAAATTTTAAAAACGACACAACTGGTTTAATTCCCTTTTTTACAGCCTCCTTTAACGTGGAAAGGTTTGATTCAAGCCCTCTTTTCCAGTAGCTAAGTTCTATAGCCTGCAACTCCAGTATCTTCTCGTATAGCATTGCGTTAAGCTCATTCGATTGCGGATGGTTAATTACTTGAGCGCCATCCTTACTCCAACACTCCGGCTTTAGATAAACATTGGTTTTAAAATATACCTTTCTCTGATTCAAATAGGCTTCTATTTGGACTAGGGCTGTCCCTTGTCGATTTAACTTGTTTTGTCGGTTATAAACCAAACGGTATCTGATCTTCTCTAACATATTCAACTTTTTGTTTTTAAAGTTAAAAGAATCTTCTGTATTTACAAAATAAACCACAAAAAATGCTTCTGGGAGAACTGATTGGTACAGCTACGGCTAATAAGAATGGATTAATGAGTAAAATATTTGTAGTAACTGATATAGAAAGAGGAAAAGGTCTGATTATTGACTATAAAGCTGATTCTAATGGTTTATATACTTCTTCTTCGTTGATAGAAATATATGTCTATTCGGGAGCTAATACTGCATTTTATAGAGTGATGTCAATACCTACTGGATCTAAAAACATAGAAATAAAATATATGGGGGCGCATTGGTGCGATTTTAAATATGCAAATAGTAAATTGTATGTGTTACCTAAGTCGGATGATTCTTCCATCTCGTATAAGGTATCATTAGTTAGAAGAACAAGACCGATTTTCTCAACAATAGACCTTTCTGATTTTTCCAATATTACAGGTGAAATAATTACACCTACACCTGATTAATCCACTTCTGGGAGAACTGTTGGGGATAAATGATACGTGGTTAAGGTTCAGAGATGTTAGAAGCATAGAATCTCAAGACAAATTAGATTCTATGCAATATAGCGGAATCTACTTACTAACACAACCTTCAGAATTAGAATATGTCCGTAATTGTGTATTAGTTGTAATCGGCAAACCTAATATCTGTTGTATTCAGAAACTATATAATTATAGCGGAAATATCTATAAATATCGAGTGAAATGGTATAGTAATACTTGGGGTAATTGGCAAACCGTATCTTAGACATGATTAAAAAACGGGTGGCCCGGTACAAGCCGGTGCCACCCGATCCTGATATGCACAACGCCATGTGCGGTGCAAAGGTAATCCATGTTTCTAAGAAGCCAATACAAAAGACCTAAAATCTCCCCATTCCCCATTATAATTACGGCGGAAACCAACAACATCCTCACCTAGACGGAATGTCATTTGAATGACATATCCTTGTCCATCGTTAAAAACTATCATTATGGAATAATTTGAAACAACACTAATTCCGTTTCGTCCGAATACATGATACATTCCGCTTGCAGTTGCACTATTTACCTCTTCGTCTGTACTTAATATACCTTTGGGCATAAACGGGAACAGCTTCAAACTGTTCATTAGTCCTCCCAGTTTTGATGCAAGCGACTGCATCGTCATTTTTGCCGCATCTCCGCTACTTTGTAAAACTCTTACATTTGCGGCATCCGTCACTGTCGGAAGTTCATTCTCATACACGTCATTTCCTGTTGCCGCAGCGGCAGCAAATGTTGATATTTCTGATGCAGCGGAAACAATCCGTGCGGAAACTAATTCTGTCATCTCATCGACGGTCACCTGTCGTTCGTTGCCGTTTTTATCCACAGCTTTAAAGCCAACTATATTATTCAAGTCCATAATGCAAATTTTAAAATTAAAACAAATACTTCACCCATGCAAAATAATTACTGTTCTCAATATAATTCGGATCATCCTCGTTGGAATATGCCTCCCTCTCAAACGATACCGTCTTATACGCCCTGCCGGCATCCTTCAACCGTACCGCCCTGACCAGCCACTCCACACCATACCAGAGATAGAATGCCAGCCCGGCCAGTACCAGCCACCAGGCGGAAAGGTCAAAACACAACAGCAAGATCCAGATAACTGTACCGGTGGCAACTGCCATCTCAACCCATTGACGGGCGTGGGTACACTCATGGTTTCTCACTTTCTGAGTGATTTTCTCTTCCGGTCGCTTGCTTAAAACAAACGGACCGATTGTTATCGTATGGCAAGAACTGAACGCAAGCAGCACCTTTGCCAGAAGGTTGTTACAATATACCTTTTTCATGTTGTTCCTCCTTTTTATCTAAATAATCATTCAAAGAATCAGCCAGCAGACCGGGCAGCATGGAGGTGGAGCGTCTTATGATATCCACCTCTTCTTCGTCAATCTCGACACCTTCAGCAGTAGATTTGAATATCTTCTCAGCAAGGAGATGCGCCTTCAAACCCGCTACGTTCTTGTATATCCAGTCACCGTAGGCCTCAGTGATGTTGTTGGCTATCAGTTTTTCTTTCTTAATCCCGTCGTAAATAGGAAATTGTGCAAAATTTATTCTCATACTTTAATATTTTAAATGTTATAAATCCACCCAGGTACTTCCTCCATTCGTTGACTTGCGAATTCCGTTTCGCCCGACTGAAAAAATATAACTTCCACATCTTACATACAGAGCATCATTCGCTGTTGAAACATCCCCGGTTGATGATACAGTTATACTTCCACTTCTAATTACTGTATCCAAAATACCTTGGTATAAATGTCCGTCTATTGACTGGAACCGTTCGTATTTCATTTCAAATTTGTCGTATTGCAGCAACAAATTATCAACATTTACAGCCGACATATTAGTGCTGCCGATAAAATTATTACCGATATTGAATCCGCCAATTGTCCCCTTTGTCGCTATGATAGTCCCGGTGATATTCGCTTTCTGACAAAGAATCTCTCCGGTCTTTGTGTCCATCCTCAGATTAGGCTGGCCGTTAGTGCTGTCCTGTGACTGCATGATACCGTAAGGTGCCCCGTCCGATGTGTATCCGTTCAACTTGAACATAAATCCGGCTATGTTCGCCTTATCAGCAAGGAATATGTCGGTTACCAGACTTTTGTATTTCTGCATGGCTTCCCAGTTGGAATCTCCGTTAGCGGATGTAGGAGCCGCTGATACAGAACTTCCATAGTTGCGCACAAGAAAATTGTAATAAACTTCACCTATTTTGTGAATGATCTTGTCACGCTGTTTTGCATTCCATACGTATGTCTGTCCGGAAGCCCATACACCTCTGTCATAAGGGAACGCACCCGTAGCTCCTGTTGCTCCTATGGAACCATCATTTGCAACACCCACACCCTTCTCGGCCACATAATTGTCATTCCAAGCAGCAGCATCGGAAGCTGATTTATAAGCCCGGACGGCAAACTGGGTGTATCCGGCTGTCGCAGGTACGGATATCTGGCTGTTCAGTGTCGCACCTACATGAGCCAGCCAGCTTCCGTTGTATTTGCGTGCAGCCAGATAAAGCGTGCTGCACGTGCTTACATTGCCTGCCACATTCTGTTTGCAAGTGACAAGGAATCCAGACGGGGATGGCGTGCCTGTTGAAGTGAAGTTGATCACGCTGACAGGACTGTCCAGCCAGTAGGATGCCGACGGTCCGACGGGAGCAACCATCTCCTGCCAGTCCGCATGTACCGTCCGGTTCGCAGATCTGCCGGCGAGGATGTATCCGCCGTCTCTTTTCCTGCGGAGTCTGCCGTTTCTGAACTTGGCGATTTTAATCGGAGGGTTGGAGGTTTCAACCTTGCTTAAGTAAGATCCTCCGGCAAACGATACTGTACTGTTCTTGGCATACGGAGTATTGGCGGATTCCCAATGACCGGCTGCTGTGATGCTCTCACCATCCTTTCCGTCACTGCCGTCCACAACCATCGGGACAGTCTCGACATCAACCGCCTGACCGTTCACGTAGAACACGAACTTCAAGCTACTGGTAAAATTACCGGAAGCCACCCCGACACCATCACCGATGGGAACCTCGGCCGCACCGTCACGACTGTACTTCAACTCCCCGTCCGTTGTGGCCGTAGTGACCGCACCGACTGTCTTCATACGCCGGCAGGATACCGAAGCTACACTGTAACCGCCGTTCTTGTTCTTGCTGACCATCGTGGCCGAAGTGACAAGGCTATAAATTACCGCATCGGAACCGTCCGCCCCGCCACGGACACCGGTTATCTTGAAAGTCAGTTCACGGGTATAGAGCTGCCCGTTCTTCATTGCAGCCAGTGTGATGGTGACCGTATTCTGTTCCGGAACCGACTTTCCGGCAGCGACGGATATCGCCACCGCTCCGGTGGCCTTGCTTGTGCTTGCCGTGAAACCGGCAGGCGTGCTGACTGTTAAAGTCTCAAGGGTGAGTTTCTCGGTACCGTACCACATGGATACATGGGTAGTCCATGACTGTGCGGAAGTAGTAACACCGGTACTGGTAAGAGCGACGCTCACCATCTCATTGTCAAGGTCGGCCATGATATTCGACTCCCCGTCCTTACTCCAACGGTGCACAGGGGCCGGAGTGCTCCATTCACTCCATACTCCATCACGCTTCACACGTTTGCACGCCCATTCCACCTGATGGTCTGCATCCACGCCAAGAAAATCATCTGTCCAGCCTTCCGGTATATAATCATCCTGCTGCTTCGAATCCGGCTTGTCAGGGGTAAGGCCGATGATGTTGGTACGGGTGTAGATCCACTCGTAACCTTTGCCGTCCTTACCGTCAGTCCCGTCTTTGACCATGACCATCCACAAACCATTCCGGTATATGTAAGTACAATGGTCAGCCGTATTTCGGTAGCTGTCACCCTCCTTGGGATTGGACGGATGGGATGCGAACTCACCCAAGAAGGTGATACTCTCACCTTTAAGTTCACGACCGTCCAGCAGCATCTCCCAGTCTTCATGCACGGTCCAGTCGGCTGATTTCCCGGCAAGGATATAACCGCCATCCTTTTTCTTTCGATAATTGCCGTTCCTGAACCTTGCAATTTTAATCGGAGGATTGGATGTTTTCACCTTGGAGATAAAAACACAGCCCGCCAAAGTGACCATGGTATTGACCTCGTATGGGGTCTTAGAGGATTCCCAATGACCGCCACCTATTACAGACAGTCCCGGATCACCCTTGTCACCTTTGGCGGCTGATACAAGCCAGTCCGGATTGTTTTCGGATGGCTCGGAAGTAGTGCCCTTGTCATTGACGCACAACCATGTGGAACCGTTATGGGGCACACGGGAATAATACGCATACTTCCTGCCCGGCTCCCAGCTAGGGAAGTCGATAGGAACGCGGACTGTGCTACCGGTAATTTCATCAATTTGAAAAATCAATCCCGTCATGATGATATCCTGCAATACTGCCGAGAACCTGTCGCAGTTGATCCCGTTGATGGTCATACCCTTCTTCTTGCCGAACCAGCTCTTCATCTGTGCCGGCTCCGGGTCCCAGGTGTTGGCATTGTCAACAAGGGTGATGCAGCAGTTACCGTCACGCACGTCTATGATGATATAAGTCTGACGCTCCTTGTCGGTGAAGTTCCCCGTCTGTCCGAGACGCATCTCGTTATGGGGAACGAACTCATATCCGGGACGCGGAACCATCACGAATGTCTTCTCGTCGTAATCTGCGGAAGTGATACGGTACTGTATTTTCCGGAAACCAATAAAGTCACCGGTAGTGACGCTTTTGTCATGCCAGAAGCCTAGGAGGATATCGTCCGGCTTCTGTCCCAGCGGTACACCATCCTCCAGATCAGGGATGACAGTATAGCTGCCGTCACTATTGGCGACAAAGCTTTTTATCTTCAGCCCTCCGCCGGGACTTATAGTATTATATCCTTCAAAATAGGTCTGACGGTTGAAACGAAGTTCTGGTACACTCAGAGAGCTGCGCAGGACCAAAGCCTCCAGCTCGGCACGGGCGTCCTCACCGATGTAACCTCCGGAAACGCCGGGGATAAAGTCACCGAACTTGGCATAATTCTTAATCAATACTCCGCCTAGCAAGGATAGCAGGAAATTCGTAGAATCCTCCTTATCTTTGCGCAAAAAGTATTTGGTGAGCTTTTCTATATCAGAATTATCCATGTTTTCTAGAATCCCGATAAATATGCGCCCAATTCTTTCAGCTGTATTCTCTCCTTCTGTAGATGCGTTTCTTACTTGAAGAGCCAGTTTCTTTAATATATCAACAGAATCGCTCATTCTCCTATTACACGAAAAACAGTTCTATTAGATTTTAATTTCCCTTCACCGTTATAAAGTGGCATACCGCATTCTTTTAGGTAAAGCACGCATTCTTTCAGGTAGCGGTCAGCTATGCTACATGCATCGCTATACACCATCATCTTTTCCTTGAATACTGTATGACTGCTATATTCACCTTCCTTGTTCACGAAGCCAAAACGGGATACATTCCCATCTCCATTTTTGACAATACAGGCATAGGTATAATAAGCCAAAGCTACGCGAAGTCCAGTGATGATTATCTTCTTTTTACATTTAGTTTCATAAGTACCTCCGTCAAGCAGTAGCTGGTATTTTTCAGGATTTTTTTTCACGTCAAGGAACAGTTCGTCTCCCAACGCTGATTTGATGTAGATATTCTCCGACTCACGGATGTAGGTTTCTATCTTGTCAGGATCGAGATGTACAGACATTCCGCGAGACAAAGCCGATACCTCATCTGTTGTTATTAGATACTGCTGCATTTCGTACATACTTTAATGGTTCCACACTATAATCATTAGAGGGGTTGACTACTTCATACCAATAGCTGAATATACGGCTAAAGGTACGCTCTATTAAGCGTTGTTGCTTGCTTACGATAGAATTGTAATACTCGAAAGCATCTTCCAAAATATCGCCTGAGAATCCGACTTTACCAATACGGATGCAATACCATGGCTCTTGGCCATAAGCTGAATAAATACGTTCAACCACACTTGCGTCAGTAACGGTAAATTCTTTGTCGTAATTTTGTGAGTTCAGATTTATTATTTCAGGTTTTTCCTCATCGCTTTCTAAAGTAACTTCCATAATCTTTCCTGCATTCGTATCACCTTGCAACTGGATGAGTGTATTTGAGAAACTGTCGTCATCGTCTGTATCTTTCACTTCGTTGCCTTCTTCGTCAAAGGTTATGTTCGATCCCTTTTTGGTGAATACCATAGCGCCAGGGAAGAAATTATTTCGTACATTTCTGTACTTGACATTGGACAGCCCTTCATCGGTACTCATTTCTGTAGCCACCCGGTCACCTTTCCCGACAGGATAAGTATTTTTCCCGGCCATTGACACCCATAGGATTTGACCTTTGTAGTATTCAATGCCTCCGGCTGCTTCTATTTGAGCCAGTATAACATCTTTTTGAGGGTTAAAAACATCTATATAGTCGATGTTTTCTTTCTTGACCTGCAGAGCTTTCCCTTTACGTGTCTTCTTTCCGCTCCAGTCTGGATGTACTGCTATTTTTGCCACATAACCGTTTTCATCTTCTTCTGTCAGACGGCAATTTTCAAATGGTACGTGCTGCATCTCCACTATCTCACAGAAAACATTGTAGTTAACATGGATTGCTATTCCATTGAGTTCGGACATGTCTTTACATAGTAACATGTGCACATCATCCAATGTGTCACCTTTTCGATTGACTACATATTTGGAAAAAGCAACCTCACGGAATCCGTTTCCTTCAATGAAGTCAGCGAAACGGTCTGAGCATTCAGATGCAGTAGAGCTTGCAGCAATGATATTCTTTAATGTCTGCGGATATAGGTTGTCCTGTCCGTAGGCTTGAATTCCTAGATTTTGTAAATAGCTTGTATCAATGCGGTTACTGCTTTTCTTTTTTAGATCTCTTACTCTCATATTCGCGAGGTTTACGTTCGTCCTTTATTTCTTTTATTCAACTTTATCTTCGCCTTCTCCATTCATTGCGTTCACAATTTCAATGGCCTTGCTTAGATGCAGATTCAGAACTTTTTTACTGATTTTCTTGCCGTTGATTTGGAAATCTTTCAACGTGTCAGCCACGGATTCTTCAGAAACTCCGTCTTGCAATGATTCTACCATTGAATCAAGCAGGCTTTGATTGTATCCACATTTGTTAACACGTTCTTTCCAGTCCGTAGGTACATGGGCGAAATAAATTTCACCTTTCGGATTTTTGGCAAGGTACTTTTCAGCAACTTCATCAGTGAGGTTGTCATTAGTGTACATTTTATTGCTTCCGAACTCCGGTTGAAGCAGGACACCATTCTTTAATATATAATTACATTTTTCTTTCATACGGTTATTCTTTTTGATGTAAACAGTCATTTCGATTACAGCATCGCGATAGCAGTCGTTACATGATGTCTTAGTGAATTCTTTTCCTAATACTTCCTTGTACAATCTTTCTATCTCCGATTTATCAGAAGAGGAGTAGGAGGGAAGATCTCCTAGCTCCTTTAATTTATCAACCACTTCTTCTAACTCCATAATTATTCAGTTGGTTTTGTCAGTGTTTCAACAAGCGTTTTTGTCGCATCGTAAGATGTTTTGTACAAGAATAATGCTGATTTGGGAACCTTGGTTTCTTGCAAAGAGATATTCCATCCCCCTTCCGTTTCTTCGGAATACTTGTCATTGCCGATCTCTGCGGCTTTCAAACCTTGGTAGTAACCGTAAACCTGGAAAGCTGAATCTCCCGGATTCTCGGTTTTATTTAACCCTTTAGCTTTATTTTCCAATACAACGACAAAATCACCGTTAGCAAGCCCATCAATAATGTCATTGCATACATCGGGGTCATTTGCTAATACAACCATGTTCACTGTGTTAGTGAACGTGTTACGATAGGTTCCTGTTGCCAAGGCTGTATTGGTACCTGTAAAGGGGGTTGCACCGAATACCTGTACCTTGTAACCTTTTTTACCTGTTTTCAGTGCAAGAGTTTCGATCACATTCTTACGGGTTGCGTTGAATGTAACCGCACCGAAATCCACGTCTGCGCGATTCATTATCACACCTTCCTGTTCCAGCCCGGGAACGATAGGATCATCGCACGATGGTGCGATGTCCTTTTTGATTGTTATATCACATATTGCCATATTTGCTCTTTTCGTTAGTATGCTACCTGTACCAACTCATCTTCGCCAATCATGGAGCCTAATTTTCCTGTTGAATAAATGTAGTTCTTGCGGGCTTTCTTATCAAACCAAATATCCAAGTCCGACATCGGTTCGGTGCCCTCACATCCATACATCAAGTTCTCAGGAGAACATAAAACAGCACGATGCGGTAAGTTAAGTTTGGTTTTGTTGTTCTGATAGGCTTGAATAAATCTATCCCAAATGGAACATTTAACGATGGTTGTTCCATCGTATTTGCTGACCTCTACACCGTCAAATACAACTTCCCAGGGCATGATTACCTTGTACTTTTCTTTCATATCGTGAGTCAGAGCATCGCACATTGACTTGGTGGCGAAAATTGCGCATCCGTCTTTTTGGAAAATCCGGCTGTCGGCATCTTGCAACATCGCATCGAATATTGATGTGGCAATGCCTGTTTCTTTCATCTTTGATTTTTGTAATGCATATGATTCTTCTGCGTTGGCTGCAATTTCAGTGTGCTGTCCGGTATTGTTGGTACAGATGGCAAACAGACGTTTGAAAAAACCGTCACATGTTTTAAATAGTTCGATGTTTACTCCGTCAGTGATTTGACCACCTCCAGTGACAGACGCTGCTGATTTATCTCCAAACCATGTAAAACGCCACATCATTTTCATCATAGCTTCAGACAGCTTCGGCAGTACAATACCGTCCATATATTCGGTCGATGTCAGGTCTCCTATATTTGTTCCCGTTTTAAGGCAGTACTTGGCAATGGTGTTTTCCAAGTCTGTATAGCAC